TCCTCGTCAAAAGTAAAGTATTCGTAGATTTGAGACATCACTGCCTCTTCAATGTGCTCTATTATAGCACCTTCGGCAGGATTTTCAACATGCTTGTGTGCTCGTGCATACCCACGACGCACACCTTCTTCAATCGCTAACTCAAGGATAACACGGATTTTAGGTTTCATTTTCACAACACCTCCCAGTGTGCGTCAGATTTATCACCAAAACGATTTACACCCTCACGGACTGATACCCAAAAGAAGTATTTGCGATTTACTGATGCGAGAAACAACTCCCCGCCAGTGTCCTGCTCCACAACACACACAGGATTACCGTCCATTGTGTTAGCAAGACGATTCTTTGCCTTGCTAGATTTAGGTTTTACAGTCACACGTCGCATCGGGAAGTACATAGTCATCGAAACCACTGCTGTAATGGGTGGAAGTCCATTCAGCATCAAACTTAACCTTGAGAGTTGCTTTGTAAGTCATGAGTCTGTTTTGAATATACTCATTATAGGGGTAGTTTCACCCTTTTCGGGGGTGAGTGTGCCAGTTTCAAGACTGGTCTCTAGGAGATCCTTCATCTAATTCATTCAAGTACTTAAAATTCCAAGTGCGGGAGAGAATATCAATATCTAGTCCAAACTTATATGCCCAGAACAGAATACCGAACAAACCATTACTTCCGAATGTAATTTGAAGATAAGGCCATCCAGGAAAGTCATTCCAACTGACTGATCCTTGAAGCAAACTCCAGTTTTTTACATTTAGGACTTGAACATACCATTCATGTCCAAAATCTTCTTTATAATTAAACTTAATTAGACTCATTTTTTTCCCCAAAATCGAACCATTCATACAAAGAGTTTATCACACTATCGACTACACAATCAACTACAGCATCCTCATGAGGATTTTCTACGTGTTTATGAGCACGATTATAACCGAAACGGACACCTTCTTCAAGAGTCATTTCTAAAACTTTACGAAAATTAGGTTTCATTGTTAAAAATTAAGTAATAGTAAATTCAGAAGAAAACCATCCTGTTGCAATGTATTTTGTATCTTTTTTAGGACTAACTCCACGATGAACATATTCCCAAGTTGCTGGAAACAATAATAATTTACCTGCCTCTGGAATAATTTTTGTTCCATCTATAAATTCAGTGTATCCTTCATCAAGGACATCATTTAAGTACCATATGTATGTTATTGCTCGGAATCTAACTTTAGGTGGAACAACCATTATGTTAGTATCAGAGTGCCAATCATAAAATTCTCCAGGTTTGGTTCTTTGAATTTGATATCCCGAATCCACAAAATTTGAATTATACTTTTCAGAATAAACGAAGGGATTGAATAAGTCATTTTTATTAAATTCTTTTTCAAGGTAATTTGTATATTCATACAAACAATTATGAATTGAATTAAAAAATACTCGATCTTCTTCATTCCATTGAGGAAAAACAGACATAAGAAGATCTAATGATCTTTTCATTGATAGATCCACTATGCTATCAGTTCCTAGCATTCCGACAATTTTATTTTCGTCAGATTCAAACTTTTCGATACAGTGCTTGCAAAAATCTTCGGATAGTTCTTTTTTCTTCTCCCATATAAATTGCTTCATAACTCGGTCATTTCTTCATCACAAATTCCCCGTGTCTGTTCCCAAGTGCTGTCAAACTTCAGAGTGATTTTTGCTTCGTAGGTCATTGTGAAGAATTCATTTCAGTTTGTGCTTTGTCCTGATAATATTTTCGAAACATCTGATCGTCTCGTTGTATCAGGAAATAATTATATGCAATGATTCCCAATAGGGAAAAAATAATAAATCTACGCATTGAGAGAGTAATGCCTATACTACATCAACACTTTGATAGCCCCCACGTTCTTCAAGAGAACGTACAAAGAGTTCTGTAAACTTTTCCATTTTATCTGGAGTTACTGTGCTTGGGTTATAATTAATTGCCTCTTTTAGGGCAGTTAATTCTTCCCATTCTTCTTTTGTAAGTTTACAATATCCAGATTTTGCAAGAGTCATAGTATTCTTTAGATTGTGAGCATATTCTAACATTATTTAATCAAAAAGTTGCGTTTCTTAATATTATTTTAAGAGTTGAGTTACAATTATTTACTCACCAAAGAATGTTCCAAAAGAACCACTATCACCAGGTTTTCTTTGCTCAAGTTTATCCATTAAACTATCAAAAGTTATTAGTTGCTCAATTTCTTGAACCATTTTTGAAATAGATAAACAAACAAAAGGTCTTTCCTGTCGTGCTGCATATGCAAGAGCATTGCGAAGAGATGCTTCTGCTTCTTTAAGTGATTCTTCTACTGATTGTGAGAGTGCCATTATTATACGGGATGATAAAAAATTGTATTTGAATTTACCTTTTTGAGAATATATGTTCTGTCGCCATTATCAACCCATTCAACTTGATCCCCCTCTTTAAGATTTGCTGCTTCTAAAAGGTCGTCGGGAAGTAAAATAAAATATTCACCACTTGAATCAATTTCAACAGGAATAATCCACTTTCTAATCAAATCTTTTACTGATTTGTTGCGATCATAATCATAATAATATTCAGAGTGTTCCACTTCATCATCGCAGAAATTGTTCCAAGACTTTTTACATTCTTCTGACGGATTATCTTTATCACAAACCGAAGAAGTTTTTTTTGAGTCAACAGCATTCAACAATGAAAGCAGTTCATATGCTTGACTCACATGATGTTTATGGTAATGGTAGTTTTCACTTACAACTTCTTTAATGACATCATAAATCTCCTGTGGTGTTGCTTCATCAGCAGACATTGCATCATGTAACCAATTCTCCAAATGTTCCAGAGAATACTTTTTATAATCAAAGTCAGTCATGTTTTTTCTTAGATGGTTTGTTGCAAGTGTTACAGTAATATGAGAACCCTGTCTTGAACGATTTTACCACCTGAAAATGGTCCTTGTCAAGTGGTTTGACCTCACCGCATTTACTACACTTCCTTTCGGTATTGTTTTCTTGCTCGTTTGAGTTCTTTGAGTTCCATTTTAATATTTTTGTAAGCTGTTTCAGCATCAATACGACCTCCCATTTCCATTGCACATATTATATCAACTCTTGTGCCAAAATGTGCAAGAGAACGTTCAAAAGTATCTAATTCCTCATACATCTTAGGAAATCCTACAATACTCGGCAAGAATATCTATACGTGCATCCAAAGAGTTTTCAAGACGATAAAGTTCATTTGTGGTTGAAACGTTTTCTTCTTCCAAAACAATAATTCGTTTTTCAAGTTCTTCTATTTTCTTAAGCAAAATATCAACAGGAACTTCTTGATTCCCCCACTTTTTCTGAAACCAATACGGGTCACTCATTACAAAACTCCAACCTCTTTAAGATAACGACGATAACCTAAAAATCTATTGATGTTTGGTTGCCCTGGAATATTGAGTTGATAACATATCTCACAGTATTCTAAAAAAGCATTCCAAGGTGTTGTAGGATCTAAAACGTGATAGAGATAATTAGAGTTTTCCATCTACTGTCCCCTGATGTGATTTTACATCTTCAAATCCTTCTTGAAGACCTTTAAGATAAAATCTTGTTGCATTAATGCAAACATCTTCAGTAAGAGAAGTAATCAATCTTTTTTCTTTTTTATCAAAGGAATGATAGACACCCCTTTGAGATTTCTCAACATAAAAGCAATTGTCAATTAGTTTCTTTTCAGTCATCATTCAACTCCACATTTTTTACAAGGTCTTCTAATCGACTTATAGTATCATCCAACGAATAAGTTTCAACCTTACCAGTTTTTACATCATCAGACATTTGTAGCAGGCTTTCGAGAAACTCTTTAGGATAAATCTCATCTTCCAAACTATCCCAAAAGTAAAGAATACACTGCTCTAATGGATCATCTTCTTTGAGAAGTGCATAATCTCGATAGTTATTTCCCATCAAGTCTGCCCAGTTCTTAAACGAATACCAGCAATTATACCATCCTTGTTGAATACAAGAAAACCAAATGTATTCTAACCAAGAAAGTTTGACTTTATCAGTATTCGTTCCTAAAAGTGGCTTGCTATACATTATATAATTTTCCTATCCTTAAAAAATTGAAGTGTTTCTTTGAGACTTCCAACATGTTTATAATCAATTGCAACCTGCGGAAAAGACGCTTGAGAACCAAATTCAGAATAAAATTGTTTCTCATTAAAATCTTTTGAAAGTTTATACTCTAAATGATAAACATTCAGAGTGTTTAAAAGCATTCGTGCTCTATCACACTCTTGACAATTATCTTTTGTATATAAAACTGCTTGCATCAATCTCTTTGCCTCCAATCCTCGGGTTTATCTTCTTTGAAGAAATCTACAATATCATCAACACTTTCAAAATGACCTCTTCCAAATCTTTCATGACCAAAATCCCCAATATCAAGTTGATTTAAAAAATCATCTAAATCACCTTCTTGCATATCAGGATTTTCTGCCTTTCTTCGTGCCTGACGAAGCATTGTTCCAGCAGAACGATTTGCTTTTGCAAGTTTTTCTGCCCAAATCATATCTTCTAACTGAACTTCTTCGTGATTTGCAATTCTGTTGCAAATAAACTCAAGACGAAGACGATATTGTGTGGAAAGCATGGTAGAATTCGATTGAATGTATTTATTAAGAGGATTTTTGGGAAAATACTTTAAAATCTTGAAGAATACCATCTACAAAATGAATTCTACATAGAGGCCAGTCTTCCCATTTACCTTTCCAGTTGGCAGGATACACTTCAATATACTTTGTGATATCATATGGTTGATACTTACCATGCACACCAGTTGGTATCCATTCAAAGTTTAAGAATCCATGTTTACTATATCGTTCATCATCCTCTTTGATTTCTTCAAAGGTATGAGTGCCGATATAAGATGGTTTCCACAATTGACCACTGGGATCTACCCAATAGTCAGTCATTGTGCCACCAATACCATCTTCAATGTCTTTGGTTTGGCACACTACATTTGTAAATTGTTCTCCTAAATCGTAAGAGCTTCTTAGATAATCAAACATCCCCAAGTCTAGTTACCTCCTGTTTTTTGTATATTCTGCCTCTTTGCCACTCAGGTCCAGGGCATTTAAATGTGTGTTTACATTCTACACCATTATTCCACCACTTCTTTCCTTATCACTCACCTCTTTTCAAGATCTTTTGCAAGTTTATCATATTTCCACTTCATCATCAAGTTTGTAATGGGATTCTTTGGATGAAATCTTATCATCCACCAAATTCTTTCAAAATTAATTTTTATAATCTTAAAGATAAGAGTGACATAAATTGCTACATTTTCATCCAAGACAATCATGACTGCCAGAATTGAAAAAACTAAAAATAAAGCGTAGTAGTATTCGTTCATCGTCTTAAAGCTTTAAGGTAATTTAAGACATCTTCCCGAATATACATGAGTTCGTTGTAACACTTTTGATTGTGAGCACAGTTTCGAAGTTCGTGATCTGGTTTTAAAACACTTTCTTCAAATAAAGTCAACCCACGATTCCATTTATCGTCTTGTGTCTCATTTTCCATCTTTTTGAATTGTAATAGGACAAAAGGAAATAGTTTTACGAATTTCTGTTAGTCCAACAATTTTTGTAATACGTTGAAGAAGTCCCAGTGCTTGGTTGCATGATATGGTTGCAGCAAGAAATACAACCATAGTTCTCTCCTATTCTATTAGTATTTAATACACTTCATATTCACTTAACATTCGAATACACTGTTGAAATTGTTCCCATTCAAAATCTGAAAAATTATCAGATGCATAAGGAATATTCACAGCATCAGCACAGAATTTGTTTGCATTGATTGTAATGTTTTCTGTTGCAAATACTGAACCAGATGTAAACAAAACAATTGATAGTAAGATTAAAGATTTCATTTTACAATTTCCCAATGTTCATTTCCATTCTTAGGAACCCAAGTACAGTATTGACGATTCAGTGAAACGAGAAAGAACATATTGTCTTTTTCTTGTTCAATTTCCATTGCATGAAAAGATCCCATGATATTCACAAAACGATTCTTTGCTTTGAAACTTTTAGGTTTGACGTTAATGAACTTTTTCTTTGTTTTCATTTGTTTTTAGAGTTACAATGTTATCTCAAACCCCACAAAGGTATTTTATAGGGATTGTGAGGTGTTTGTCAAGTAGTTTAAGTATTCCTCATAGAGAACGTTCTCCATAATGAATGCTTGTTGTTCCCAAGGTTGATCAGAATAGTCTGTATTAGAGTGATTTATGCCCCTCCAGTACCTCTTTCCCCTCTTATCCCTTAAAGCACCCTTAACATGCTGATTAACGTGCCAGAGTTCGTGTAGAAGGGTCTTAGTGTAATGCTCTGGAGTCATTTGATTGTGCAGTTCAATCTCAAATTCACGAGGTCTCCAGTCACAATCAGTTACATATACCCAACCAAAGACATAATCACGCATCATTCCTCGATGATTAACAACAATCTCAAGTTTGTAACGTGAAAGTTCTTTAGAAATGAACCAATTTACAATACGTTCGCATCGACGTTTAGAGTAATTGTACCCTTCAGTGTAGAGTGTAAGCATCAGAATAGTGCGTTCAGTGCCACCTCAGATACTTTAACACCCCAATGAGTCATCCATACGAAGGATGTGACAAAAATGAATCTGTCCAGTGCGGAGAATCTCATGCGATCCTTTTGGTTGACTGTATCTACTATAAAACCCACCAAGTCGATTTTGGTGAGTCCGTGGACGGTTTATAAACTGGTTAAAAGGATGATGCCCCAACATTACCAGAAATAGAAATTCTATAATCATCACTGGTATAAAAAGGATGTACAGAGTGATTTAATTGAGAAGGGAAAAAAACCATTTTCCACTCCCAAGTTTTATCAACATTCAAATGAATAGACTGTATTTTTCCCAAAAAATCAGTGTAATAGAAGTTAAACAGTGAAGTTTGACTATTACCATTCACCTTATCATAAACTTTTTTTTCTTCATTTAAATCGTATGGTATTTTTACCCAAATCACAAAAGAATAAATTCCATAATGAGAATGAATGGGATTAAAATCATACTTTTTAGAATAATTTACCCACAAATTAGTTAAATTATATTTTACTTGCAGGGGATTTGTTCCTTTTTTTGAATAAGAAAAATTATCCATAAAAGGAGATATTCCATTTAGAAAAATTTTATCATATTCTTCGGACATAGTTTCGATCAAGTATTTAATATTATCTCCCATGGAAAGATAATATTCTTGATTGATGTGTCCTGCTAAAGTTTCTCTACAATCATCTTCTATTTTAGAAATATTTTCAATTGCATCAAGAAGTTCTATCTTTACGCATTGAGGAACATCGCAGAGCAAATATCCAGGAGAAACAATAGAATGAGATGAAAAATTATACTCAAAAGTCATTAATTTTATTACGAAACTCAAAAATTTTATATCAATTAACCATATGTGAAACTCTTTTTTCTAACATGTTTATTTGATAAGTGTCTTCGATCTTGTGTCTGATATTGTAATGAATAAGTTCCCAACTAACGATTCCGTTAGAATCAACTTCTCTGCGATAATGATAATCTTTATGTCTAAAATAATGAACTGATTGAGGACAATACTCAAGTTCCATTTGTTGTTGTGATTGAGCAACCTCAGTTACTTTTGGAGTTTCTGGTTGTTCAACTGGAACATCTTGTTGTTCAGTTGTGTTTTCGTATTGTCGAAGGA